TCAGGTACTACCGATATTGAATCATCTACCTTTGACCTTAAAAGTGGTGTAACTACTGGTCACGGCATTGAAATCGGCAGTGCTGGTACTTATACGTTCACTGATCTCACTTTCAATAGCTTTGGCGCAGATAGTACGAACACTGCCGCTATTTACAACTCTTCAGGTGGTGCAGTCACAATTAACGTGTTTGGTGGATCGGCTCCCACTGTCCGAAACTCCGCAGGTAGCACTACGACTGTTAATGTCCTGACTACCCTGACGCTTACTGGTTTACAGCCCAACAGCGAAGTGCGTGTCTTTGACGCTGGTACGACTACGGAACTAGCAGGTGTCGAAAACTCAGGCGCCAGCTTCACCGCCAACATCAGCGCAGCTAGCGTTGACATCGTGGTGCATAGCCTTGGCTTTGAATACCAGAAAATCTCCGGTGCTGACACCACAAACAACCTGACCCTACCGATCCAGCAACGAGTAGACCGTAACTACAGTAATCCTTAACCATGGCAGATGCAGTTTTCGATGGACCCAACTTATATGTAAAGATCCCCTCCATTGGCTCTTTCGATGTTCAGGAGAACCTTTACTCTGCATGGAAGGAATGGCTTTCCCTTGGTGATAACGCCAAGTTCCCTCCTGCTTTTGATACCACTGGTGGTGACGCCGTTGGTGGTGGGCAGGAGATCGCTCCGTATTTCTTCTGCCGTAATGACCTTGGATGGCGTATTAAGATGCCTGAAGAGGACGGTGAGATCAACCTAGTTGGTAACTTATTCCCTAGGGATCCAAACATACTCTTGTTTGAGCAGACCTCTGGCTACGACGCCTTCCTTCGCTTGGAGGTGTCTACCAGAGCAGTGCTGATTGGCATTGAAAGCAACGAACAACTACTCAACAAGATCAAGGCAAATACCGATCTAATTCCAGCAACCCTGTAACTATGAACTTTTCTAACTTGCTACTTCTGCTAGCAATGAAAGACATGGTGGGTTCTCCAAAGTCAAAGACGATGGAGCAGAAACATAGTGAGTATCAAGACATGGCTATCAAGACTCGTGCGTCTGGTGGTAATGAATCTGACCTCACACCAATGCTTCAATACTTTGTTCAGAACCCGACTGGATCAGATACAGGGCCGCATCAAGAACGCCAGGAACAAATCCAGGCAGCTACCTCTTCTGATCCAATCTTATCAATGTTTCAACAACTTCTTATTTAATCATGACCGCCGAAACTTTTACAGCTGTTGTCCGCGAACCTTCTGGCTTCTCTACGGAGAAAAAGAAGCGTGGTGCTGACGCTCTCGATGCAACCGCTCTGACAGCCCTGGGTGCCCTTACAACAGGCGCTACTGCCTCTGATGTACTTGACATCCTGTCCGCTAATCAAAAGCGTGCTCACGTCGTTGCTGCAGGCCAAATCGGTAAAGCTACTTCTACCCTCAACTAATCATGGCTAAGAAAAAAGGATGTGGCCACAAAGGTGGTGGTAAGAAGAAATGAGTCTTTACCGCAATATCAACAAGCGTAAGAAGGCTGGTACTTCTCGCTCTAAAAAGAAATCTACTATCTCCGCGAAGGCCTACGCCAACATGAAAGCAGGCTTCCCGAAGAAGAAAAAGAAGAAGTAATTTACCGTGGACCTCAATCAATTAGAGGCCAAGATGAGGGAAGACTTTCGGGTCTTCCTTTCCTTGGTGTGGAAAGAACTTGATCTCCCAAAGCCAACCCGAGCCCAGTTGGCAATCGCTGAGTACCTACAGCATGGCCCCAAACGACTACAGATTAGTGCCTTCCGAGGCGTGGGTAAGTCCTGGATCACCGCAGCCTTTGTGTTGTGGGTCCTGTTCAATGATCCAGATAAAAAGATCATGGTGATATCTGCATCGAAAGAACGTGCAGATAACTTCTCTATCTTCTGTCAAAAACTTATTATTGACATCTCGTGGCTAAACTTCCTAGGTCCAAAAGACTCAGATCAACGATGGTCCCGCATCAGCTTCGATGTAGGCCCCGCCAAACCCCACCAGGCACCCAGTGTAAAATCAGTGGGTATTACTGGCCAGATGACAGGTTCTCGTGCCCACTTGATGATCTTTGATGACGTCGAGGTGCCTGCAAACAGTGCTACAGATATGCAACGGGAGAAGCTTTTACAGTTGGTGACGGAGAGTGAATCTATTCTCACACCTGATCCTGATTCTCGCATTCTGTTTCTTGGTACTCCTCAGTCAACCTTTACCATCTACCGTAAGCTCGCTGAGAGGTCCTACAGGCCCTTTGTTTGGCCTGCTAGATATCCTAGGGACCTCAGCAAGTACGAGGGCCTTCTAGCGCCTCAGCTGGCCGAAGATCTAGAGAAAGGTGTCAATGTATGGACACCTACAGATACCCGATTCAATGACCTGGATCTGATGGAACGTGAGTCGGCTATGGGTCGATCCAACTTCATGCTGCAGTTCATGCTGGATACCAGCCTGTCTGATAGTGAGAAGTTTCCCCTCAAGTTCCAAGACCTAATCGTCACCCCGTTGGGAGGGGAGTGTGCTGAGAGGTATGCTTGGTCTGCTGACCCTCGATACATGCTCAAAGAGCTAAACCCCGTAGGACTCCCCGGATATCGTTTCTATGGCCCGATGTTTATTGATGAGGGTGTTTGCCCTTACAACGAGACTATCGTCTCTGTAGACCCTTCTGGACGCGGTACAGACGAGACGGTGGCTGTGGTACTATCACAAGCCAATGGCTATGTATTTGTTCGTGATATGCGGGCTTATCGTGATGGCTACTCCGATGAAACACTCTCCGACATTGTACGCCTTGGGAAGAGGTACGGAGCTAGTACACTTCTAGTCGAGTCTAACTTTGGTGATGGTATGATCTGCGAGTTGATCAAACGCCACGCTATACAGATGGGAGCCAACATGGGGATCGAGGAGGTACGTGCTACTGTCCGTAAGGAAGAACGTATCATCGAGACCTTGGAGCCCGTGATGAACCAGCACAAGCTGATTATTGATCCTAAGGTGTGGGAGTATGACTACAGATCCAATCCGGACGCTCCTCCTGAGCGTAGACTCGAATACATGCTCGGATACCAGATGTCCCGCATGTGCAGAGAAAAGGGAGCTGTTAAGCATGACGATAGGGTGGACGCGCTTGCACAGGGTGTTCAATGGTTTATCGATGCCTTGGCTCAGAGTGCTCATAAGGCACAAGCTCTCAGGAAACACGAAGAGTGGCAGGCGATGATGTATGCCTTTGAGAATGATCCTAAGCAGGCTACAGATGCCCTTGTTTTAGGTCGCTCTTTTAAGACAGTCAAGATCACTGACAACCGTGTCTGGGACTGGGTTTAGTGTTTTGGTGGTGAATCTAAGCAGGAGGAGTGGTGCCCTTCTGTGTGGATAATGCGGTGAGAAAGACCCCTCTGGAATACCGGGGGGTCTTCTTTAACACCCACACTAAGCACTATTAAGCATGGAGGGTAAACGTAGAAAGCCCCTCCCCTCTATATACTAGTAGGAAGCCCTGCTCCACAGGGAGGAACACCATCCTCATCCCATCACCAAACACCGTTCACAGAGGGAGCCCTGCTTCCGTATGTATTATCTACTAACCTATGAAACCAACACAGTATCCCGGGAACGGGAGAGGTTTGTATCTAGAACACCACCATCGGAGGGAGGGACCTAAGTCCACCTTCCTCATCATGTATAAGGGCGTATCCCGCCTCTGCTTCCAACCTATCGAGATCTCTAGGGTGTTAGGTACCGCCAGGTACACAGACCCGTCTAAGGCGATCAGAGAGTGGTGTGAGGAGATTCATGAGAAGACTATGGCTAAACATCAACCTAAGCTTGATATGGATCAGGTGAAGAAGGAAGGGTTTGGCCCTGAGGCTCACGAGGAGCCCAATGACAACACTAAGATGATCACCTAACTATGGATGACCGACAGACTCGCTATCAGAGGGCTCTAGAAGCCGCTGTAAGGGCGAAGAACCCTTGGTTAGCTGCCAGCATAAGGGCGGCTATGAGAGGAGAGGAGTATGACCCATTTAAGGACCTCTCAGTAGGTCACCCCGAGGTCGACGATGAACTGCGTCGCATGTGGGGAGATTGACGAAAAACCCACCCCATCTCCGCCACCCCCTTCGGGTGTGTCCTCGATGGGGAACCCCTCGGAGTATTTCATCATAAATTTCTGAAGGGACATCTCTTTACGACGGCGCCGCGATCCCCCCCGTAGCCCCCCTCTCAATCCTCTAGGACGGGGCGGGGCCTCCCCCAGGTGGGTATGGGCCTAGCGCGGGCTGGAGGGGCCTTGCAGGGGCTTACATAGGGCTTAGACGGGACGGACGGGCAGGGGCAGGCAGCGTGGGCTGCTTGTATCTGCTGTGATCTGTCCGTTTCCATCACGATATCTGCACAGGAACGTTCACTACACAACATCAACACGACATCACACCATGACTAACTACAACAACGGCAAGGCGCGCAAGAAGAGAGAGCTCACACCCGAGGAGTTAGGCAGGCGTGAACTACAGCAGGTGTGGCAACAGCTAACCACACTGATGGACCAAGCCTTCGGAGATGAAGACACCATCGACGAGGATAAGATGACACCCGAACAACATCTAATCGTGGGCAACATACACGCACTAGAGGGAGAGTGGATGACTGACCCTGAACAACGCTTCAACCTATCCATCATCAACTATCAAGACGACGAGGACAACTGATCATGAAACTATCAGCATTCACAACAACAGTTCTATTCACATTCATCGCTTGCGTGGTGGCTGTACTCTACGCACCGACAGGACACACCGCATCCATCTGCAGTGAGGTAGCCCACGAGATTCAAGAGAGCTGGCAGCGGGGTGAGCTCAGCGAGCGTGAAGCACGCAAGATCATCGAGGACTGCCTGAGGTGGGAAGAGGGTGCGTCCTAGCGTCCGCTTTAAGCAGTAATACTCATAGACATGGTCATCTCAGCAGGCCATACTATGGACATCGGAGGGAAGAGCGGACCAGACAACCGCTCCTCTCCCACCCGATCCAACCCTCAACCATTACAGGTTGTAAACAGGGTTGACACAGGCTCTACTTCAGGCCATACTGAAGGAGTCGAGGGGAAGAACGGATAAGACAACCGTTCCTCTCTCCTCAACTACACCCCGCCAACCGGTGGGCCGAGGAAGACCGAAGGAGGGGCGTCCGACCGTGGCACTCTGAACTCTTCTGCCGCTGATGCAGACCAGAAGAGATGGAGCAAAATGGAGAGGGGAGACGCCGGTCCAGAGTCACACCGAGCAAGCGCGGGGTAATCGCTGCAGACAGACTGACGATCCTAGACAGGATCAACAGTCGCCCCGACACAGCCAGCTGTGGCCCTCCCCTCAACTCGGGAGGCGGGGCATCGCTCCTAATCAAGGGAGCATAGCACAGAACACCGTGACTTACACCGACCTCACCGCAGAGGAGCGCCGCGACCTCATCGCATACGGTTACGAGATGAAGGACAAGGCCAAGCGGGCCCGCACTCCTGAGACACTGACTAAGTGGACCCGGGAGATGAGAGCAGCCTGGCAGATGGCCAACTATCACGGAGCCTGATCAGATGACCAAACAGTCACCACTACGGACAGGCAACGTCAGCCCACGGGTTGGACGCTTCAAGAAAGCCAAGCAACGGCCACCGGCCAAGCGGGCTAAGTGGGAGATCGAGGCCTTGGCCAAGATCATCATTCCCACCCCACGAACACATCCCCATCTATTCAGATGACCACCTACCGCATCACATTCAAGGGAGTAGACGGCAAGGAGACAACCCTCCCTGTCATCAGCACATCAGCCATCCAGGCCGTAGCTGATCTCAACACCCTTGGCTACACTGTCCACAAGATCACCCACTGTTTCCCCGCACAATGATTCAACTCGACATTTACTGTGGTCTTATCACTGGTGACGACGCCGACACCGTCGACGCAAACCGCAAGGTCATCACCGATCTGGCACTGGCTGCCTTCCCTCACGGGCACACCCTGATTGAGGCACAAGGTCGGTGGGATCAAGGTGGTGTACCTGTCACCGAGCCGACTGTGATTGTCCGTCTCATCCTTGACAAGGCTGATGAGAATAAGGCTCGCCGCCTGGCTAGCCTTTACAAGAACGCAGCCCGTCAAGAAGCAGTGATGATCATCAGGACCAACATCGACGCCGACTTCGTTTAAGCGAGCTTGGCGGGTGCAATGCCCGCCTTCGGCCTGGCCCATAACAAGGGCCTATCAACCACTAATTAAAGGAGTAATCCCATGGACCTAGAAAGAGAAGCCTTGGAAGCCATCAAACGCCACGCCAATCTGGAACTAGAACGCGGTGCCTTGAAGGCGATGGACCGTTATCAAAAGGAGGCCCGCCTCATGCAGCTGCAGGGGCTGGCTCAGATGGCAGTCAATCGTGAGGAGGCACAGCGCTGCCTAGCAGAGGCTGCCCTGCTCCGTGCAACCACCGACTGCTGATGAACATGTACACCTTCAAATGTCGCAAGACCGACCGACTGCATCGTCAGACCGGCAAGTCTCGACTGGACGCTCAGTGCCAGCTGCCCATCGGTAGTTGGTACTGTATCTTTGTTGAGACGCCCGACACCATCGAGCTCTACGATCACGCCATCCACCACTGACACCACAATGAATCGCTACGCCATCCAGTATCACGATCGCCAGGGCAATGGCTGGACACGCCTCGTTCAATGCGAGGACGTCAAAGCAGCCATCTCCATTGGACGATGTGATCCCGAGATTGTTAGGATCAAGTCAATCCTGCCCATCTCAAACCACCACAACTCTGCCGACCTCTGATCATGCAGACTTACCGCGTCACCATCCGCAAGCCCGACGAGGCTCGCGACGTCTGGACAATCATGGCCAACACACCTAGCGCGGCCATCCTCAGCGCACAGGAACTGATCCCTCAGGCCTGGCGCATCATCAACGTTCAACCTATCGGAGACTTCTAATCATGGACCTCATCACCAACTACTGGACCACGTCCCTCACCTCCACCTATTGGAGTGAGCCCCATAAGGATTCAGGCAATGCCTGCCGCACTGACTACCTCAAGCTGGTGGCACGGCGTCAGCAGAAATCAAGGGAGGCAACGCGAGGCCTCTACCGCACTCAGTACCTCACAAACACGGAGATCAACTGACATGCCCAACTACGACGAGTACAAACCCATCACCCGCAACATCTTCGCTAACCGCGAGGAGGCTGGTGAGGCGATGCGGTACTGGCTCTTCAC